ACTAGGCTCTCTACGAATTTCTTCAAGAACTTCTGGATCCAATGTATCGACATGAACCTGTTCCTTAATTATAATCTTCCGTATTTGTCCCGTTGGGGACCGCTGAACAACATAGTTATCAAGACGAAAAGTACGCATGCCCCCCTCCTGTGTTAGCTGGACTAATGCATTACCAGTAACAACAAGAAGCCTTAGTGCTTCGTGAACTGCGGGTCGATACGCTTCAATTTCTAATTCTCTTCTAACGACTTCCTCTACGCGGGAGAGACTTTTCTCGACCTCCCCTAGAATACTGGGATCTGCAATCTCGGCCTGGGCTTTAGGATCAATAATAAGCCTAAAGAAGCTTTGATTCGGGGGCAGAAGGGTCATCAAAAGATTCGCAGCAAGTGAATTGACCCCCCGAGACCCAAGAGATTGATATGGTTGATATAAATTATCATGTCCCGATATTCCTTTTGACTGCATGGGGGGCATCAGAGCAGGAAGATTATAATTAAGGAACAGGTTCATGTCGATACATTGGATCCAGAAGTTCTTGAAGAAATTCGTAGAGAGCCTAGTCTTGATGCACTCGCGGATCTATATACGAGTATTTCTTTTAATGCAGATACTAGTAAGTACGATGTATATCAAACCATTGAGGATACGCCAATTCCGGGGTCTTATATCGCCTTCATGCCCGAAGAATTGCCGTATATGGCTCTTCGTTTCACGCGTGTTACTGGCGAGGATTATGGTAGATCTTTTGTCGAAGAACATATTGGCGATATTCGTTCTCTTGAGGGACTTAGCCAAGCAATTTTGGAAGCGGCTGCTGCGAGTGCTAAGGTTCTTTTTCTAGTCTCCCCGAATGGAACCACGAAAGCGCGGACATTAGCGCAAAGTTCTAATGGGGCGATTGTTCAGGGCAATGCGAATGATGTTTCTGTTCTTCAAGTCGGTAAACATGCGGATATGCAAGTCGCCCTTGCAACTATTTCAACAATTAAAGACAGGCTGAGTAAGGCATTTATGATTACTACGGACATGTTCCGTGATGCCGAGCGCGTTACTGCATTGGAGATATCGGCAATTATACGCCAAGTTGAGAAAACATTGGGTGGTCTTTTCTCTCTCCTTAGTGCAGAGTTTCAGCTTCCTTTGGTTAAATTAATGCTCTCGAATTTGGAGAAGAGGGGGCAAATACCTAAACTACCCAAGGATGTGCGCCCGACAATTATTGTGGGCGTCGATGCTATTGGTAGGGCAGCGGAACTTGAGAAACTAGATACACTCCTCATGGGAATGGGGCAGTTATTCGGGCCGGAAGTCCTTAGCAATCTAGTAAATATTGATGAATATCTTAGGCGAAGGGCAACAGCTCTTGGCGTACAAACTGATGGCCTTATTAAGAGCCAAGAAGAACGAGCAGCGGAAGCACAACAGGCAATTGCCCAACAAGCTATGCAGCAAGCGGCTATGGCTGGTGGTAAAGCAGGCGGCGAAGAGACTGCCCGTGCCGCTGTTCAACAACAGACCCAACAAAACCAACAACCACAGGAGTAATCTTAAATGGCTGATGAATTCGTACCGAGTGTTGCAGAAGAAGTTAACCCAGGACCGACCCTTGAAGAACAAGGGGTGGAAATGGGGATTGCGGAGGATGGTACTCCGCTAACTACCGAAGAATATGCCGAGCAAGGTCTGGAAGAACAGAGCTTAATCCTTGGAAAATTCCAAGATCAGCAAGCTTTAGAGAGTGCATACACAAGTCTTGAGCAACATTTAAGTCAATCAAATCCTGATAATTCAGCGGCATTGACCCAGGCTTCCGAGTTTTATGCATCGAATGGGTATCTTGATGATGCAAATTATCAATCTTTAGGGACTATCGGCTTATCAAAACAACTAGTAGATCAGTATATTGCTGGCTCTGTCGCACAAGCCACCCAACTCGAAAGTGGCTATTACGAGCGCACCAATGGGCAAGCGGGTTACCAACAAATGTCCGACTGGATGACTATGTATCTACCGGATGGTGAAATCAATGCATATAACCGTGTGCTTGATTCAGGATCAAACGAAGAAGTTGGGGTCCTTATCTCTGGTATGTATGCTAGATATGCACAGTCTATGGGAAACTACACTCAATTACAGGGTGGGCAGGCCACTAACGAATCCGCTGGATTTCAAAGTCGTGGTCAAGTAATGGCCGCAATGGGAGATCCCAGATATGAAACGGATTCAGCATACCGGCAAGAGGTAGAAGATAAGCTAGCCGTTACTTCTGATGCCGTCTTTTAAAAAAATAATAAGCCTTGAATGTAGGCCGCTTTACGAAGCGACAACCTCTTATGGGGGGCTTATTTGTGTCTTTTTACTAACCTAGTCATTAAATCCATAGGAGGATAACATGGCAAATATCTCAGCAAGTATGTCTTTTGGCGGCCAAGCGGTCGCTGCATCAGACAAGCGGGGACTTTTTCTCAAAGTATTCTCGGGAGAAGTTTTGAAGGCGTTTGAACGCGCAATCAAAATTACCCCGTTTATTACAGCGAGGACAATTACGAGTGGCAAGTCTGCTCAGTTCCCGACAACAGGACTCGCCGCTGCGCGGTTCTTTACCCCCGGTGATGACCTCTTTGTTGACTCGTCAGCAGGAGATGGTTCATCTACCAATGCTTACTTATCAAAAATCAAGCAATCTGAGCGGGTCATCTATATTGATGAGCTTCTGACTTCTGCTTGCTTTATTGATGACTTGGATGAGGCTATGTCTCATTATGATTACCGCTCGATCTTTGCGAAAGAGCTAGGTACTGCCCTCGCCCGCCACCAGGACAACTATGCGCTTTATACGCTTGTTGCTTCTGGCTATGATGTTGGTGATGTTGCGTCTGAGGAGACTCCCGGCGATGCATTGACTGTTATTGAGGATGCTGATTTCCTTAGTAATGGTGCTTCCGCTCTGGATACTATTTATGATGCGGCACAGGCTTTGGATGAAGTCGATATTCCGAAGGAAGATCGCTTTGTTATTCTAAATCCCGAAGGCTACTACTCTCTTTTGAAAGAAGGTATCTTCACTATCGACTCAGCGGCAGCTTCTAACTCTGATGCCCGTATGATGTTCGATGGCGGCGGTAACGACTACATCGGTGCCCAATTGACTACGGTTGCTGGCATGCCTGTAATCGTTACGAATAACGACACTCTTATGGGAACTGCTCATATTGACGAGAAAGCTGGTGATACGGTGGCTGAGTCTGCTGGTTTCCGCAACCTCGCAACTGCTGGCAACCTCCCGTCCGGTGCAACTGGTCAGAGTGGTGTTGTTCAAACTAAGGTTGCTTGTGTTGTTTTCCACAAGTCCGCTGCTGGTATGGTGAAACTTCGGGACATTACGATGGAATCCGAGTACATCATCGAACGACAGGGAACTTTGATGGTTGCTAAACTTGCGACTGGCATGGGTGCGCTACGCAACGATGCGGTTCAGTTGGTTACGGATAGTACCTGATTAACTGATTGAGAAACGGGGGGCCTCCTTTGTGGGGCTCCCCACCACCACTAACAAACAGGAAAATAAATATGGTCCCCCCCTTTAATAATGCCGGTTTTGGAAGTATGTCCCAGGATCCACATGAATATGGCGATGCCCGAGAGCGGCGAGCGTGGCGGAAAGTCCAAGCCGAAAAAGCCAAAGATCGACGGGCTAGGTGGAGGCGTGGCGAAGATCCTGTTGAAGAACCGGAAGATGAAGGAGACGGCGGATGGAACTTCGACGAAGCCTTTGGAAAGGGGAATCCCTTTATTCACCCTTTATATGGAACGGACCCACACTTTGGTGACGATTTCTTATTAGGTATCAAGCGTCCCATGACCGATGCGGAAGTGAATACGATTCCCGCTGGAGTCAAAAAGTATTTCCCTAAACAGGGGAAAACTTACATGCTTCCTGTCTCATGGGGCGACACGGGGGCCGCAAGTCCGGGGGGCCCCTAGGTTATGGCAATGGTCTCACCGATTGCTCGATTTACGGAGACCGAAGCCGTAAATAGAATAATATCAACGGTCGGTGGAGAAAAAGTAGCCAGCCTTAGTGTATTATCTTTTACTGCCTCGTCTGCGTACGATTCACTAAGAGACGGTATGAGGGATTTAATGAGCCATAGTTGGGGATTCAATACCGAATGGGATGTTGAACTTACACCTGTGGCGAATGAAATTTCCCTTGATGTTCTTGGATATACGGGAACATATATCTCATCGATTGATTTAGAACCGGAAGATTCAGGATCTCTCGATGTCGTAATTAAAGGAGATAAATTATATGATAGAAAAACCCACTCTTATGATGTCTTTACAGCGGCGACTTATAAGGCTACGGTTTCATACTATCTTCAATGGGAGGATCTCCCCGAAGCTGTTAAGTCGTATGTTACCGCTCTCGCTGCAAAAGACTTCCAAGCCCAAATGATTGGTAATCCTCAGATGGATGCCATCTTAACTCAGAAGTTTGCCCATACGCGCAGTCAGTTCTATGCTTTCGAGTCGCAGCAGTTTGATTATTCTCTGTGGGATAATTATGATACCTGGAAAATAGTATCGAACCAAGGGCGTCCATCGCTTGGTGGGGCCCATTGGTGGGGAAGTAGAGCATAGTGAGACCTTCAAAATTTGAGGCCGGATGGAGAACCTTTACAATTAAAACAGTACCAGATCTCGTAGAAGACGGAGAAAAATGTTGGGGCTGTACTGATTTCGACAGAGCCACCATCTCTCTTGAAAGCCTTATGAATAAGGAGACCCACAAAGAGACTTTACTACATGAAATTACCCATGTTATTTTAGAGACCGTTGGTTTGGGGGCAGACGAATCCCCAGTAAGAACCAATGAAATTATGACCTCCCAAATTAGCCGAGGATTTCTCCAAGCATTTAACCTGAATAAATCAATGTTCGAATATTTACTAAATACAGAGGAAGAAGATATATAAATGGTGCCCTTCAATCCGGGTGGCTTCGGGCCCCCGACAATGCCCACAAGAGCGGGGATGCTTGCAAGGAAACCGAGACAAAGTTTTCGTAAAGATGCCACCAAACCTGTACCCCCAAGTAAGCCGGGGACCGGCCCCGTTACTACCGTACCTCCCCAGCTAGGGGTAACTCGGGCAGGCGTAACGACCATCGTGCCCACCCCAAGCAGCGGCGTGAGGAAGCCCACCTCGGCCCCGCCCCGGAGGGGTTCCAGAGGTTGGTATGATCCCGACACGGGTGCCTGGGGAGGCGACCAGAGTAATCCTCGCATCATTCATTAATGGCTAATTTCTCTTACCCCGTATCCAGTATCATTGGTGGCGTATCTAATTTAGAATATGCTATCCGTACTGATAGTCAAGCAACAGACCAAAAGAACTGCCTGCTGTCCCCGAAGTTTGGGCTATGCAAGCGGCCCAACTCTAATTGGCTAGTAAAAATAAAGGAAGAAGATGCGGACACTAATGGGAATTTGGATTGTCTTATTCATCCTATTCATTATGGTTCTGATGAGCGCATCCTAGTTGGATTCCAGAAAGAAACTGGGGATGCTTCTGGACTTTTTGGTGCATCATCGACGGAGAACTGGACTCTTTATGATAAGGAGGGGGCACAGAATGTTATTAATCATTTCCCTAGTTCGACGGATGCTACTGTACCCGCCATCGCTGAGTATGTTCAACTAGCAGATAACCCGGATACAACCCATCTAGTGCCCCCCAAAGATATTTCAATTGCGACTATTGGGGATTGGACCTTCATTAACCATGCCCATGTAAAGCCACAGATGAAGGAAACTACATGGGTTGGGTATAATGAAGAATACACTTTTGTTGATATTTCTCCCTCTCAATCAGTATCACGGACTATCTTAAACGATGAATGCTATGCTGTCTGGGTTAAGGCACACCAACTCGGAAAACAGAAATACGAGATAGTTTTAAATCACGATGGGACATTAGTAACGGCATCGTGTGAAACATCGAAGGACGATGAGGCTTCAAACTATACATATAGTACAGGGAGTACTTGGTTAAAAAATGATACAAAATATATTGCCGGATATCTTGGATATGCAATAAGTGAATTTACAAACCACGAAGCCACTTCCCTAGCTACTGCTGTATATAACACCGGCAATGACTGTGGAGAAGGGGGAACATCCGTAGTTACAGGAAGAATCTTTGATGATTTAGATGCTGATGGAAATCATGGGACAAACTTTAAACCAAGTCTTTTACATTCTATCGAGGCGGAGGCAGGAAGAAATGAAGGAAATATTACCGTTGCCCATATAACATGCCCCTCTGTTCAGCAACTTCCCCCGAGATCCTGGGAAGATCATACGGTTGAAATTACAGATGTTAAGGAATCCGGTGATACCTTCTATATGCGATTTGTTAATGATGAGGATGAGACCGTAACATATGATCAAAACGGATCTTTAAATGATGCGTTTAGTCCAGCAGTTACCTTTGGTACAGATGAAGTAACAGCGGATAAGGGAACGGCCAAACTCCCACGCTCCGGTCATTGGCAAGAGCATTGTGGGGTCGGCATCGAAACAACGATTGATTCCGCTACCATGCCCCACTTCCTTTTAAAGCGTAGAGATGGGTCCTTTGTTATGATGGAGGGGCGGGGAGAGTTTCAAATAAATACAGTAAATGAGACTATTTCTACTCTTTCAAATGTCCTTCTCCTTACAGTTGATGCGGGGTTCTCTGATGATGGGGCCTCAGTTACCGACATCGATTCCTCTGATACAGGCACTAAAACTTCTGCTCTTATCATTGGTGATACAATTAAATTTACACAGATTCCGGGTGCAGTAGGGACTTTTCCAACAACACTTAAGTCGGACACAGAATACTTTATTAAAACGGTTTCTAAGATTGCCCGTGTTTACAGGATTACTTTGTCGGAGACGAGGGATGGAGATGAACTTAACCTCGGCTCAATCTCCACCGTTATTGCTCAGGCAACCCTGACCACTTATAAACATGATAGCTGGGTGGAGCGGGCCGCTGGTAATGATCAAACGAACCCTCTTCCTGATCTGTTTTATCGTAAGATCAATGATCTTTTCGTGTACCAAAACCGGCTAGGTTTCTGTTCTGATAAGGAAGTTTTATTCAGCTCAGTAGGGGATCCTTTTAATCTCTTTCGATCATCGGTACGAGATCTAATTGATAGTGATGCCTTTGGGATTTCACCAGCGGATTCAAAGGGGGACATAGTTAAATCGGCGGCTGCCTTCGGGCAACATCTAGTCGTTTTTACAAACGAAGCCCAGCATATTGTCCGTACCCTAGACGGTCAGTTCTCGGCTAAGTCAGTCGAAATTGTCCCCGCTTCTCATGCTACTTGTGATTTTTCCCCGGTGCCCGCTGCGCTTGGAGAGTCCTTGTTCTTTACATATTCGACCTCTGACTTCGGTGGTGTATGGGAGTTTATGCCCAGTAGTGTGAGAACAAATGTATTTGTTGCCGCTGATATCAGTAATCAAATCCCAGCTTACTTACCCGCAGGGGCGAGGAAGATTGGTGGAAGTTCTAAACACAAGATGCTTTTCTACTTAAATGAGCGCCCTACTTCTTCTACTACTACATTAGCTGATGATACCTCACATATTGATTATGGTAAAGACCAGAATTTATATGTGTATCATTGGCTCGATGGGCCGGATGGAAACAGGGTACAAACAGCCTGGACAAAATGGGTATTTAACGATGATAAAGAAACAGGACATAGTTCGGCTGAGTCAACCGCTACGGGATATCGCATCGTTAATTTTGCCGTGGTTTCTGATCGGGTGTATCTTGTTACATCTACCAAGTCTTTAAATAATGGTGGGGGCGGCACATATAATACTGAGTTTAACCTGGAATATATTGATCTAGATATTAAGACACAGGATACGCTTATTAGTACCTCACTTAAGGGTAATTTTGATAGTAGCCAACTAGATAGAAAGACAAAGTTCATTTATTCTGGACATGCGGAAACCGCAGATACACAGATACCTACGGGAGATGTTACTTTTTCGGGAGGGGATACAGTAATTGTAATGCCGTGGAAATATGATTCATCGATGAATGACTCGATTGAAATCGTAACTTCTACTGGTGTACACCATACTTCTCAATATAGGCTATCCGCTGCTAAACCCACAGCATCGAGTGGGTGTATCGTTACCGTAGAGGGGATTGATCTTACTGGAGAGAATTGGTCCATCGGATTTGGATATACTATGTCCTCTACATTCGGACCCTTTTCGCCCACAGTTGGGGACAAGCCACTCCGGGGCAGGAATGTTTATGTTCGGGGAGGCAGACTCACATACACACAAGCAAATGAATTTACAATTGAAGTAGAGCATGGGGGGACAACATATACGGAAACTGTGAGTGCTGCGGATTCTACAAGTACAATGAGTGGTGAAATGTATTTTGGAATTAGGAAGCACATGCCGGAACTATCGTTTACACTTAAGAATGTTACGCCTTGGAATGCACTATTCCAGGGGCTACTATATGATCTAAATATTCAGGAGGTTTTAGGGCGTGGGTAAGGCATTCGTACGAGAATCTGAAATTGGTGATGGCCTAGATCTTGCGCCCTACTTGCGCCTTGCAGACCGCCGTGAAATTATTGCACATTCTGGTGAGTCCCCTCGGCTCGGCCTAGAACGGAACATGCGATATTCGGACAAATGCTGGACAGTTATGCTTGATGATGATCCCATTGCTCTGTTTGGATATTCTCAATATGGAGAGGATTCTGCGAATATTTGGATGCTCGGATCGGACAAGATCTCTGAAATAAAGTGGCAATTTTTAAGAGAGTCAAAAAACTGGATTAAGAAAATTGCAAAGGACTTTGATCGTCTTTGGGCTATCGCAGATGTTCGAAATGACCTACACACAAAATGGTATAAATGGCTCGGGTTCACTATCACTACGACGATAAATCAGGGACCATATGATTTACCTTTCTATCATATTGAATATATGAAGGAGGAGAAAGATGTGTGATCCCATTACAATTGCAACGATGACCGCATCTATTGGTAGCTATCTCCAGGAGGAGCAAGGAAAGTCGGGAAACCGTAAGATGGCGGGGCACTCTTTAGCTGTACAGTCGCAGGGGGTGGTTACAAAGGATACTGAACAGCAGCTCGCTTACCAGAAAGACCAAGATAATTTCAGGAGACAAGCAGCAGTCGATAAAGGTACAATGTTAGCGATCGGAGCAAAACGCGGAACCACATATTCAAGTGCCCTTGAGCAAACTCTGAATGAATATGGTGCCCGTGAAAATGATCTTCATGAGAGTAATCGGAACAGGAGGCATGGAGAAATGTTAGCAATGAATGTTGATCAGGCAAATCTAGATTCCGAGTGGCAAACAAGGATGATGCAGAACAAGAGTGGTGGCCTTCTTGGTCTCGGCCTTTCCGGTCTTTCTGGTTGGGTACAAGGAAAAGCTATGCAGGCATAATAATATGGCACAAGGCGATCCCAAACTCCCGGCAAGACCGGGATACATAACAAGAAAATCAGGATATTCAAACATTCGGATCAAGGATGTTTATGCACCCGGAACTGGTCAAAATCCTGTCTTAGGAGAATTCGTTAACTTTAGTGCTAGTCTGGCTAAAAAATTGGCCCGGGATAAGCAACTGGAGCAGTCCGAAGCTAAGTCATATCTGGCGAGCAGGCGGGCTAAGTTACAGAAACAGAATGAGGATAGAGATAGAGCGAGCGCAGAAGCGCACCATCTGTCTGCCGTTGGTACTTTTCGTGAGGCTGTAAACAATAAAGATATTCATGCAACACAGACTCCTATATGGTGGCAGTACCTCGCAGAGATTAGTGGGACGGGTGAAGCGGAGCAGTTAATCCAAAATAGTGAAACGGGCTGGGCAAAAATGGTCCAGGAGGGGCACTCAGATACACTAGATCCACACGGATATAAGAGTTATTTCAATAATATAGTTACTAAGTTTACCGAGGATAATTCCGTAGACAATGTATTTTATACATCCCGTTTTCTCCGTGGAATTCAGGACCACGCTTTAAGATCCTTTGGCCCCAACGAAGCGAAGGCCCGCGAAAGGAACTTTATTAAAGCATCTTCCGAGGGGATTGATTATATTGTTCTTTTAATGAAGGACTTTGCGGCAGCGGACGATGGTGTTGTTACTAAAGCCGGTCCTCCTGGTTTCATTGGTCCTCCTGCTCCCGGCTCCGATAGAAAGGTTATTACTGGTAAGGCAGCGGAACGGCTACAACAGCTATATGATATGGCTGTTGTTAATCCAGTATTTATGGAAAATCTGGGTAAAGAGCTTGTCGATGCTATTGAGGTATCGGAAGATCCAGAGGCGGCAGAGGAGTATTTCAAAAGTATCCAAACACATGACGGTGCAAAGCTTTGGAAAATAAAAAGCGTTGAAGCATACTGGAATTCAAGGGATCTACGAATAAAGGGGGCGCAGTCGCGGGCGCAGAAGGGCAACAATCTGCGTTTCTGGTCTGAGTGGGGAAATTCTCTTAGAACAATTCCCAGTGACCTTGCTCGAAGGCATCGGCATAATAATATCAATCGAAAAGATTCCCTTACAGAACTAAATGATTGGTTTGAAAATCAAAATGTATCTTTGTCTGAACATTTTGGTCGTGATGTAAAGGACGATTCAGAGGGCACCGCAGAGTTTGAAAATGCCCGGATTAACCTTTTGACTGCAATGACAACGACAGGGAGTATTCTTAAAAACCAGGAGCAGTTAAAAATAACAACTGACCCTAATCTAGCTAAGATGAAGCGCGCTATGAAGGTGGCTAATCAAGAATTAAATTCAGCGTGGAGTAGTGTTGACCCGAAAGATCCAGGCATTGCTAAACGGCTGAGAGACGGTACAATCGCTGGTCAAGCTAATTACCAATCGTTTGTAATCGCTACATATGAGCAAGTTGAACTTTTAATAGACCCCACAACTGTTTCGGAAGATGAGCCTGATGGTATAGTATTTACTAAGACAAAGGCGAAAGAGTGGGTCGATAATATGCTCTATGAAGAATTCTTCGTCCAGGCAGCGACCATGGAAGAAAGAGCTGTATATGCATCATTTATTGCTCTTAATAATGATTATATTATTAAGAAGCTTGGAACATGGATGAATCTAAGAATAGGAACTTTTACTACTGATGCTGTCTTTTCGACAGAGGGGACAGTTCCGGGCGGCATCAACCAAAGTCCGTGGGAACGAGATCCACTAACCCGTAATCTAAAGACTCTAACGGAAGGTGATTCTATGTTTGCTGCTCTTCCCAAGGACGCATATGAGGGGACTCTGGAAGATATCAAAGGATCGGAAGTCCTTGAAGCGTTTGGGATTTATACCCACCTAAGAAATTTGAATGTTAACGCGAAAAAGATCCTTGCTCTTTCTGATGATTCTGATATGTTGTTCGAGTCTGCATTCTATGGTTCTGGCAAGACACTAGCACACAGACTTTTTCAAGCGTCGAAGCGTGATTGGATCTCTAACGCGGGGGGCGCAAGGCCCCTTACTGCTGGGGCAATGGAGGATCTGAGGGTGGCTGTTGAAGGTTATGGTGTTACTCCTCGCCACATGGATATTGTTAGTACCACGCTACAATCCGTTTGGGATAAACTCGCCTATGGGATGAGCGATGTAGTAGCAACTGCTAATCTTGAGGAATGGGCTTCGGATAATATAAAAGGAAAGGAGGGAGTATATCTTCGGATTGGAAGTATAAATAATTTCCCGACCTGGCAACCCAAATTAGGCTTAGATGAAGAAGGATTCTTTGAGCAGTTTGCATCAGATATTGCAGAAGAATTAGGGTGGCCTAAAAAGACCAGACTTTCCCATGCCTGGAAGGAGCCCAAGTACAAGACGACAAATGGGATACAGCGTATTGAATTGTTTGCTATCTCCATGCATGGGAAGGTCTTAGTAATTCCCCAGCTTGTAAATACTCATACCGGGGAAGTTTCTGATCTTCTTGATTATGGAATTAAGGGCGTATATAGTGGGGACGATCTTAAATATATGCAGGAGTCCTATGTAGATAAGCGGGATAAGGCCCGGCAAGATATAAGGTCCACAGATAGCGCCCAGCGTAAAAAACTCAAGGGACGCCGGTAATACGAATGGTACAAGATCCCAAAGACGAAGAACTCCGTAAATATTACGAATCAATTCGCCCTGATTCTGTAACGGATGAGTACCAATTAGGGACCCCTCTCGATCAGATTATCCCCCCGAAACCATTATTTTCCCGCGCTGATTATGATCAAGAAAATAAGGATGCCCAAATTTGGGAGGATAAGAAGGCAAGCTTAACTAAGACCGATCTTCTTCGTCATGCTGTTGGTGAGACTTGGGTACTGCACCCTAAAATGTGGGCATTATGGGATATGAATTGGGAGGGAGAGCCAGGATATGTGCTTCCCTGGAAGGAATACACAGAGCTTCGTAACGGTGTCCCCTTTATTGCCTGGGATGATATTCGTAATGCAAAAAGTCATGATCAGGCAAAAGCAATTCGTGAAAGTGCTATCAAGAGTGTTAATGAGCAGGGGCTTATGGCAGAGCGATATGGTGCGGTGCCCATGTTCTTTGCTTACATGGGTGCAGGCGTGATGGACCCCGTAAACCTTGCTCTTATGTGGACAGGGAGAAATTTGTATAAAGCGGCTGCTGATGTTGCTAAATATTCCAGGCTTGCTAGATTTGCGAGAGTGGGAACAATGGCAACAATTGAGGGTGCTGCCGTTGTGGGAGCTAGGGCATATCAAGACCCCCTCCAGGATGAGTGGAATGTTATGTTTGCTGCCACTCTCTCCGGTATTATTGGTGGGTCATTAGGGGGCAGGATTTGGAAGGGCAAGACCCCTACACCGATAACTCCGAGGGTTACAGAAGCTCCTGGTCTTGTTCTTCGAAGGGAAGCCGCTATGAATATGCCGGAGAGATCCCCCTGGCAGCGTATGTGGAATATTGATGATGGGCATGTTATTTACTATGAGCCCGATGCTTTAAATACAAGTGCAAAGTGGGCGAATACGAAACAAGGGCGGATTCTTCTTGCGCTGGACGCAGACAAAAACCCGAAGGGGATGCTGTTTGAATCAAGTGATGGATACGCCGCGTTCCGTGTGGATATGGACGGAACCGTTAGATTCTGGAATCAAGATTATAGAATTAATGGTGTTATTGATTCGAGGGGTAATGTCCACTTAAACATGGAGACTCTTACTCTCAGAGATAAGCTTCAAGTGAAAGCGTTTGAGGGGAATTCTCACCCGCTTAAGGTTGAGCAGTTAATCAAAGAGACGATGGCTGAATTCCATAAGAAGTGGCGACCGGACTATGATTCTTGGTCGCAGAGTGCCCGACAGGCGCAGAGAAAAGACCCCAGAAAATACCCGGCAGATCTCGATCCCGACGAAGCCGCAGCAGCGGGGGGAACGAAAGGGTATGTATACGATAGCACAGGAAAACCTGATCTTCCTGAACTGGCAGTAAACACTATCGAAGCACAACTACACAGGGCAGCGCGGCTAGAATTCGGTGATGATACTATGGATCTTTATCTTCATCTACACCGACTGTCTACTATGGGGCCATTGTCCCAGGCGAACAGCAAACTATTATATGAGGTAACACAACAAGTCGATGGGTTTACGGACTCGCTCAGGAATAATTTACAACGGCTCACTTATGAAGTGAAGGGAGGTAAAATTCTTTGGGATAATATGAATGCTGAGGATATTCGTCTTGCCCTTAAGCATGGGGTGGTCGATCCAGAAACAGGCAAAGTAATTCCAAGGAGGGAAATGGGGGAAATGGATGGCCTTTCTATTAGCAAGCTAACATCAAAAAATAGGAGGCTACGCGAGCGGGAGATGGCACAAATTAGGAAGGAGAATGATGCTCTTCGTGAGGCGGAGCTTACTCAGTATAAGCAACAGCTTCTTGATGAGGGTGAGGGAACTCCAAATGCATTCCTTAATCGTTTTGTCGTTGGTCCTGATGCTAGTGCCGATAGTCCTATTGGTCTAGTAATTAAAATTAATGAAGATGGGACTGTTGTTGTGGACTACGGGGCCATGTATAAGGAGACAAGAAATTACCGTCCCAGGGCTTCTCAGGCACGGGCAGATAGGGCAAAGAAAGCGTGGGAGTCAGCGAAGAAGGAGAGCGAGGTCGAGGGGGGCGTACCCGCCCGTGAGACCGAAGCAGGCGACCCCTGGAGGCATGTTGACCCCGATGACCTAGAAGCTCCCTCCGAGACGGTCCTCTTCCCAGAGCGCGTTGTAACGCAGACGGTGGATGAAATCACCCCCCTCCCCCCGAGCGTCCTAAGCAAAGAATTTCTGGAGACACCCATTATTCTAAAGACTGGGAAGCTTGCGCCACTCACGCCTAACCAGCAAATTAAGGTATTTGAATCAATCATTGATGATTTATCAACTCCTGCAATTCAGCAGAGACGCCTCGATATTAATATAAGAAAGGATAGACTTATAAAAGACAATGCAAGTCTAAAAGAAATCGATGCTCTCATCTATAAGAGATCATTTCCCATTCAATATGGGGAACTTAAGCGGTTCGTCAGTATAAAGACATTACAAGATAGGCGAACATATCTTATAAATAGGATACGCTCGGGCACTCTCTTTATCCAAACACTAGAAGAAGAGATCCTGAGTCTATGGGGTAAGCACCGGGGCAAACAATCCTTTGCTCTTATTGAGCATGAGGCTTCGCCCAATCCTTATTACCCCCTGGGGAGAATGACGAAGAAGCACCGCTTATCCGATATGAGCGAATCGGAAAAAGCGATGTATGAGGAAAACGCTGTGGTCTCTCAAAACTATGTATCGAAGGGAACCGGAGAAATTCCCGAAGACTGGTACATAACAACACAGCATGGAGTAGATGCATCCGAAGCAGCCATATTATCTAAAAATCCTTATATAGAAAAACCGAGCCAAGCCGCACGGGAAAGCTCAATTAGAACAAGAATAAAAGTAGTTCGTCCGACTATTGAAATGGTGGAGGGCGTAGACCACGCCGGAGAACCGACATTTACAACTAGAGAAGGTGGAGGTCCTTGGGACGCCTCCGACTTCAAGGAATTTAATGAAACATATGTCTATCCTGTGATGGACGAACCGAAAAGCCCGGTAACCGGACTTGGGTTTGGGACGCAGCACTACATTGAGATATTAAAATCTGCG